CTTCCTTCTTCATATTGGTCGTCAATATAATCCAAAGAGATTTTACTGTGAACAGAAATAGTCCATAGAAAGTCTTGAAAAATTCACTTATCTTATTCATCATATTCTTCCTTTAATATAAATTTTCCACCGTAGTCTAATTTACAGTATCGATGGATGTCAACAGCATTTACTAAGACTCCGCCATTCTCTTGTGTTACTCTATATTTTCTAGGACAGGGTTCTGGTGTTGTCCACATTATGGTTCCAATAACAATGGCCTGAACTATTAATATTGTTGTAGTAGTTATTATCATAGTCCTTCGTTTCTTCCTTTTATGTCGCAGGTCAACCACATCATCCACCCCCCGAAATTCTTGTACATTCTGGTTGGGTATACTCGGTGCGATGGGCGATGTTTTTTCATGTATTCTGCGTCAGGCTTATTGCCTTGATGGTCTAGAACTTGTGTGCCGTAGTCATTGAGCATTTTACTTTCTCCTGCACCATTATCGTAGTAGTTCCAACAATTTACTTCAGATGAAAATTCTTTGTCTATTGTATAAACGACAGGGTTCCATGTCATGACTATTGCGACCCATGCCGTACCACTAGCATCCGCAGTTCTATTTTGTTGTTCTTCAGCAGGCGTGGTCGCCGTTGAGTCTTCAGCATCTGCAGTATTTGCACATCCACTCAAACTTAGTGCTATCGCTATAATGAGTATCCACTTCATAATTTTATTTCTTATTCCTTTGAATGTCATCTAAATAATCTACACCTTCTTTTAAATGGTCATAAGGTCCTTCAAGTTTTCCTTCATATTTTTTTAGCATATCTTTTCGACGTTGTTTCACAGTCTTCTTGGGTAACAACATCTCTTTAGCCATTTTCTTTCTCTTTTCAAATCTTTCCATCCACTCAACGTTCTGTTGCTTATTCTTGTCCTGCATATCCTTAACTATCTTGTCACGTTGGTTGTCAAAGTACTCTCCAAATGATGTTTTTGTCATTTTATCTTCTCTCTCTATCATCTATTTTTGGAAAACGGTGAGATATTTTTTCACTAGTGGCCTTGATGTAGGGATCATCAGTTTTGCGTCTGTTCCTTTGATGAATCTCATCTATATCTTTTAGGGCATCATAGCCTAGTGGGTCAAAGAGCATCTTTAACTCTTCTTCAGATAATCCTTCAGGTATAGGTGGTATTTCTAATTTGTTATCGATTTCCATGTCGACCAAGGGCCAGTACTTTCATCAATGTAAGCAACTTCATTCTTTGTGAGTTTATTTGTTTCGCTATATTCTTTTTCCAAACCCTCTAACTCAGCCATTGGTATTTTTTTCTTCCACTCTCTATAACTTTTATACTTTTTTTTGTTCTCTGTTCCATCATAATCTCCCTTATATGGAATCACGTGCCGAACACCACCTTTTGGATTTGGTGTATCACCCCTTCTTCGTGGAATGAGATGTACATGTGGCCACATTACAGATTGTCCTGCACATTCATTCTGATTGATTCCAACATTAAATCCTTCCCATTTATAATCACGTACACCCTTTACTCCCCAATCATATGCATATTCAAAACAAATTGTAATATCAGTTCTCTTGGATCTTTTTTTCGGGACAAACAATAAGTGTCCTTCTGTTACTGGAAATCCATCTTTATACACTATTACGTTTTCATCTTCGTGTACTATATTTACCCAAGGCGCTTCTTTGTATGAATTTAATTGGTCAATTTTTGGTTTGCCTGTCATTTCTGTCATGTCATTTTCATTTCTTGAACTGTATCACATAGTCCCAATTTCTTAGCTTGTTTTGCATCCAACCAAACATCATGTGGCGGAAGCAATTTTTCACGAATCACCTTTTCAGACAATCCAGTACATTTTCTGTAATGATTCAACAACCGGCTTGTAGTTAAATCAAATTCTTTTACTGTCGCAAATAGCTCATGTTCTTTTCCATACGACCCCCATGTATATTGATGAGATAAAATTGATGTATTTGGTGTAAGAATTCTTCTTCCTTTAGTTCCAGTAATGAACATCAAAAGACCACATGACGCAATCATACCCATTCCAATTGTGCGTATTGGAATTTTAGATCCCATCATAACATCCAACAGAGCAAAACACGCATTCAAATCACCGCCAGGAGAACAAATCCCCAAAGTCAACTCTTTGTGTTTCTTTTCTTTAGCAAAATTGGCTGCAATAATCCAATTAATTATCGGATGCATTGATTCCATTGTTACATCCCCCATAAACACATGAAACCCCCTTTGGAATAACTCTGAGTTGGGGTCTGTTGCGCTTTGTGGTTTTTGTCCTTCTTCTTCTGTCATATTTACCTCCATTTCTTTAACATCATTTACCTGAAGCATCATGTAATCCTTTTCCTCCAGTGAACCATCCCGTAACATACATTTTATCACCCTTCAACGGAGGATTGCCTCTATGTAAGTGAGTATATGTTGCTGGCCATATTAATGTTCTTCCTACAATCGGTTCTATACGCATCGACTGATGAAGAAATTCTGTTTCTCCACCTTCAGACGGAACCTGAAGATATGTCATGTATACTATAAGTCTATCTAAATGATTTCCATCATAATTTTCATAATGCCATGTATGATATCCTTCTGATGGCTGGCATTTGTGAATCTTGAAAACATCATTGAAAAGAGGTCCACCATAACTGAAAGAATATCTTTTTGCGTAATCCATAAAACACTCTTTTAAACAATCAAAATATTTATGAACCGGTGGAACCGGATATATGGTGGATGATAATGGCCAAATGTTTGCAGCCTCATCCTTTCTTTCTAAGGGATTTCGTTGAGGATGAAAATCAACATGGTTGGGGTCTTCTATTATTGTTCTTTTGTCTATCGCTTCATCCCAACGTGTTACAAATTCTTCGCATACTTCTACTGGTACGCTGTTATCATAAATTCCTATAAATTCTTTATATTCACTATCCATAATATATTTTCTATTGTATGGGGCTCAAATGGTCAAATAGAACCTCCGGATGTGTTAAGGAACTACGGAGGTTTATGATTGCAGTTCGTCAACTCCGGTCTTTTTATTTATTGAGCCCCAATCAAAATCCATGAGGTTTATCTATATAATATAAAAATTGTAATGATGCACATATGAATACAAGATTTTTCCAGAACCATGTAACATAATATGCTTCAATCAATCCCACAAGTCCACGTCCCAATCTTTACGGAAGTGTTCATGGACAACATGTTTCTGTTTCTTTCGTTTTCTTCTTCCTTCTGCGTCCCTCGCAGCCATTCTAAGGGCTGAAGGTTTTCTATTCAAAAAACTAGGACCATGCCATATTTCTCTAAAACTCATTTTGCTCTTTTCTTTTTCTTTTTTTTGGGGTTCAATCCTTTGGGTTTCTTCCCTATGTTCTTATTGGTTTCTCTGATCATCTGTTCTTCTTCAGCAAACATCATATCTTCATCGTGTTTAGATCTACCATGACTTGCGTTCGAATGTGAGGTTTCTGGCCAACCTGATAACCACGCACAAAATTTAGAATATAGTGACATATTATTTTCCCTTTATATATATTTTATTAAAGTTGGGTAGAGCTCTGGATGTGCGAATGAGAGGTATCACCGAGTGATACGTCATCCCCTAAGTTATGTCTCGTCCTGTGGCGTATACCGGCGGATCCCCACATAACACCTTAAATTTCTCCAGAGTAGAGCATTTGTACCCACAGATACGGTCTACCTCCGTCTGCCCACAAACTGTCATTTACCCAACATACCCTTAATTATACACGATTTTTTCTTCATTGTCAAGTTCTTTCTCTTCATCACCCTCTTTTATAGTCAACATTTTTCTTTTAATTTCTTCATTGTTTCTTATATGAACTTCCCACAATTTATTTTCATCATACACTTTTGCTTGTTCTGCTTGTAATTTAATGGCGAGTTTTAGTCCTTCCTGTGGAGTATCTAACCACTCGCTGTTCCAAGTTCCTTTAACAAAATATCTAGGATTATCATACTCAATTCCTGAATCTTCATTCACCCACCATAAGTGTAACATTCCTATGTAACCAATTTCTTCGTTGGGTGCTTCAAATCCTTGCATAATATGTCTAATTCCCATGCTTGGTAAAAATGGAAATTCTGTTGAGTTATAGAATTTATAACGGAACTGAGTTTCCATAGCATGTCTGAGTTCTTTTTGTTTCATAGTAAATAATAAATTGCTATTAATTCAATTACAATTAATGGAATAATAATTTCAGCTCGAAACCAATGTTCAAAAAGCTTCCCCTTCATCTTTTTCTCCCATTTGACGATAATAGGAGTGTCGCTTACGTTCCTTAGTATTTCCAAGCCATCTATAAGTGGTGCATAACGTACATCTAGGCGAACGCTTACGCCATCCCTTACCCTTACGTTTTCCGACTTTCTTTTTCATATTGATACTACCGGTTCTTCATAATCTTCAAACATAGGAATACATCCTTTGTTTCCCATCTTTTGTCGCCTTTGCCATATCTCTTCACCGACTGATTCCCTAAATCTAATCTCCTTTGTCAACTTGTTCAATAAATTTCTCATTTCTACAGTTGACATATTTTTAATTTCCATTATTTCCATTATATTACCTTTATGTGTTATCAGTATGTATCTCTGAGGTGTACCCGCCCCGACCACTTTGTAAAATATTAGTGTTAACTACTTTAAGGTCTTCTGATCTGTCCAAAAATTTCCATTCTATTTTAGATGGCTTCATCTCTTTAAATTGAAATAATACATCTTGTATTAAAAAATCCGCACAAGAATATACATCAAATTGAATTAATGCTGGGGTTACTTCATCCCAAACATGGATAGCGGCATGACTTGTTTCAATCATCACCACTCCCGTTACTCCACGATTCCCTTCCTTAGAAACATAAGATGCATAAGGTCCTTTAATAATTTTCATTTCTATTACTTTTATTAAATTTCGAAGCCACTTTTTACATTCTTTTTCCGATGTTATCGGCTCATTCACCTCTGCTCGAATTAATAAATGTTTGTGCTGTGGCATTTTGTTGCTTTATCTCCTTGATTCTAGTTTCTATTTCTCTGATATCCTTTCTTATTTCTACACGGTCACTATATGTTTCTTGATAATTTAAAACTTCTTTTAGCATCTTCTTAGCAGATACAAGTTCTTTTAATTCTGTACGCTTTTCTGCTTTAGTTAATATGGTTGGTATTCCATTTACTCGCAATGTTCATTCCTCATCAGGAAAAGCTTTACCATCTTTTGACAAAAATCTATAATATACATTATTGAGTCTTTTTATTTCTTTCTCCAACTCTTCACATTCATTTTTATAGTGGTCACGCTCTTGTTCTAAATCTAAAATATCTTGATCCAACTCTGTATTATGATTCTGCATCTCTGAAATATATATCATTAATTCTTTTTAGTTCTTTTTCTAACTCTTCACACTTGTTTTTATAATAATCACGCTCTTGTTCCAATTCTTGCCATTCTGATAGATGATCTTCATGTGAATGATGGGTCACGGTATTCGCCTCATTTCCATCCTAAGTGCTGTTTACCATCTGCAGGGATATCCTTTACAGGCGTGAAACTTTCTCCACACCCACAGACATGCTCATATTTGAGTCTTTTAAATATAAACCCTTGTTCTACTAAATTTCCCACTTTATAATCTACTTCTACATCACCAATTATATCATTAAGTATGTATTCATCTACTACTAAATTAACACCATTTTCTGTAAAAACTAAATCTCCGTCTTCAATTCCATCTTCAAAGTCTAAACTATATTTCCAGCCAGAACATCCACCGGAATTTGCTCCTACTCTTAAATAAGATGTCGCAGGATCTTTCTTCATTTCAGTTACCATATCTTTATAAACAGTTGCAGCTTTCTCTGTTATTTTTAATTCACATCCAAGTTGGTTTTGTATCATTTTGTGTCTCCTCATGTTCATACATGAATGATGTCCTACAGCCACATGAACCTTTGGCTGATGGATTGTTGAATTTTAATCCTCTATCATTTAAATCATCTGACCAATCAATTATAGTATCTTTGATATATAAATGACTCTTTTTATCACATAAAATTCCTAAACCAAATGACTCAAACTCCAAATCAAACTTTCCTTTTCTGGTATCAAAATCTACTGTATAAGTAAATCCAGAACAACCACCGCCTTTAACTCCAACCCGCACTACTGTTTCACCATGCACTTTTTGGTCTTTCATAATACCAACTATTTTGTTAACAGCTTTTTCTGTAAATGATATCATACCATCGTCGTTTGTTCTAGAAAGTTTTTTGAGAGATTCTTCTTTCCATCTAATACCCAACAAACTAATGCGTATCGAACTCCCTTAGTTACCTTTGCTACTTTATGTAATAGACTAGAATCAAAAGAGATAACATCTCCTGTTCCTAATTTAAATGTCTTCTTCCATCCCTCTTCATCATTTCTAATTACGAAATCACCTCCTTTAAAATCATCATTTAATACCAATGAATGGGACTGTACTCGATTGTGGTCATCATGCCATTTATAAAATTGTCCTGCATTATATTCTGCAAATTGTATACCCAATTCATAATTTTTATATTCTTTATTAGTAATGTTTTTAAAATCTTCTTTCAATTCATCACCATATAAAAAAACAGAGGATGAATTTCTATATTCTGGATCAAAAACACTATTAGCTATAACTGATGGCACCACATCCTTAACATGCTGTGTAATTATATCAAAACATCGCTCTTCATCAAAATATGACCTTCTAATTTGCATGTGCCTTCAATGTTTCAACATATTTTGCTATGGCATGAGTTAATCCATCTGTTTGTGAAATCAAACCATTATCATTATCTGCACCCCAATCCAAATCCTGACTATCTATAAAAAGTCCTGTATGACTGTAAGGCCAAGGAGGAGTAAAAGGAATAGGATCACTAAGGCGAACCACACGCCAATGAGTGGGTTGTCCACCAGACAAAACTTGATCAGAAACTTTTGGTGATCCGTAAGAGTAAATTTGTACATTCTTACCTCTCTTGTGGAGCCACATTCCTATTATTTGTGCAACAGCTCCACCTAAACTGTGACCTGTAACGTGTACAGTATGTTCAAGAGTTTTTGTAGTATCTATAATTTGCATTATGGTTACAGCTACATCTCTAAATCCTTTATGAAGCCTGATTCCTGTACGAGTATCACTAACTAATCTTACATCAACATCTGATAATACATTTGCATCATTTGCCGTACCCCTAATAACAATTATTGATATTCCATTATCTTGTTTTACCTCAAACGCAACCTCATCTTTTTGATCACCACCACTATCGTAAATTGCTTTACAATACTCTGCGTGTTCAATGAGTGAGGTTATTGTAACTGGTAAATTTGACTTATCACCACTACCCAAATCATTATGTGTTTTATCGTCTTTATTGTGCTTTGCACAACTAGTGAGAATCAGGCTTATCGCCATTCCCATTAGTATTTTCTTTATGTTTATTCCAAGATGTCGCACCCAATATTGCTCCAAAACTCAAATGTAACATGGCACCCCCTTGTAATGTAAGAGGAACCCATCTACTAGTGTTCATTTTTACTTCATCACTCATCATTGTCATGCCTATGTTCCACATCAAAGGAGCAATGAAGAAATCTACTACACAAAGGAATAAATATACTACTGCTGCCCAATCTCTCCAATGTTCGTGTACTGTTTTATTTATTCCCAATTGATACCTTTCTTAACGGATATGTATATATATTCTTCTCTGGCATCTCAATATATCTTGCTTCACCACACTCTAACGCATCCTTCACTCTCTGAGCAAAAGGTTTTAACATTTTTCCACCACTTTTATTAATATAATAGGTTCTTATACACTTGTCATGATAAAATTTACCTTTATAATCAATAACTTTACCCTTAGTTGTCATTCCAACATGTTTGAAATTGGATGCTTTATAAATGACTCCACTATGACCATAAAATGTATCAGCGTATGATACTATCAGATCATAATCAGTATTTTGTTTCAACCATCTCAGTGTCTTACCAATAAAATAACTCTCTGTATTTTTTGGTGTGTTATCAATACAACAGAGTCTTTTTAATTCAATTACTTTACTTTCTTCTTTTGCGTACTTTTTCCAGATATTAGGCATCCCTAGAGGGCCATAAATCATCGCACCAATCAAGTTACCTTGGTAGAATAGACCAAAAATCTGAGAGATTCTCAATCCATTTACACTACCAGAATAGTGCCAATTTTCAATAAAAAGTCTGGTTCTTTTTAGATCTGTTAACTTAACAACAAAATCTTTTACATCACTTTTAGTATAGTCGAAATTATCTTCACCAAAGAGCAATTCAACTAAATTCAATTTGTTCATCTATATGATCTAGTACTGCTGATGCTGTTATTTTATTTGATTTTATTCCTGGATGTACACTATCACGCGCACATTTATCTTGTTCTATGATATTTGCTTCGAGACTACAAAATTTCACTCCATAATTCTCACATATATGCTTCACTGCCATTACATTTTTTAATCGATTTAGTTCACCATTCCATCTGTTAATTGCCCATTTTTCATATGTGAATTTTTGCTCATTATCCTTTTCTCTTCTGTTATATTTTCTTCTATCATAAGGTTTATATAGACCATATCCTGCAAAGTTTAAATCACTTGGATAACAAACCTTAACACTATCATATGCAGTTGGGCTGTCCTTATCAAAAATTTCCAATCTATCATCAAAAGTGACCATATAACATACAATTTGCGGTTTTAATTTACCAATCCAATAACTTGCTAAACGAAAACATGTATCATTAGCCGCACCACCATTCCCCAAGTTAAATTCCTCTAACCCAAGCATATTTGCTACTAGATATGTCCAACATGATTCTTTAGGCATCCCAATTCCAAAAGTTAATGAACATCCCAAAAACATGATTGCGGGGCTATCATTAAATTCATTACATCTAAAACCATGAGAATTAAATTTATACTCTATACTATCTTCTGTCCAATTTAATTCTTTGACTACTTCAGAATTATGTTTACAATTATAATTCCAAGCTTCTTTTGTATCACATGGATAAAATTTAAAGGTGAGTCCCGCATCATCAATATGCAGAGAATCATGTATTTTCATATAACAGGGTAAATGTGATATTTCAAAATAGTATAAACAAATCCCGCTAAGAATATACCCATACCAATTTCATGTATTCTTTTATTGTTACTAAACACCATCGGAGCCATGACACATAACATAATGACTCTGCCAACAAACTTGAGTGATTCAACCTCTCCCTGAAAAAATACGAATAAATTTCCTATGAGTAATAGTTGTAATGTCCATGCTAGACCTAGTATGACCTTATGATTATGGTAATAATATTCCTTTAGATTAACCTCTTTGTCCTTATATGTCTCTGGTTGTGGTGCTACTACTTCACTAACCATAAAGAACATGAATGGCACTCCCAAATATAATAGAAATGTGAATAGGTTCCATCCCTCATTTGGGTAATAAGATAAGTCTCTCAGGGGATAGGATGTCCACCAAAATAGTATAATAGTGAAGAAGGTTATGAAACAAATGGCAGTATGAGGCCAGTAAAATATAACATCATCATTTGGATCATCATTATAGTTCTTTGCAAATAAAGAGCTGTAATTTATCATTAATCTCACCATAGACAAACCTAATATCACAAAAGCAATCATTGACAAATGTGAAAATGCTACCATTTATTTTTCCCATTGTTTTAAATTCCTAAATACTTTCTCTAGATGGCTGCGGAGGGTGGAGTCGAACCACCAGATTCTCTGCCAACAACAGATCGCGTTTGCCTATTTCGCCACTCCGCAGTTAGTTAAGGCACTTAGAAGTCTTGTCACACCTATTCCTCCACCAAATCGTGGAAAGAAATCATTGCTTAAAAACTCTTCTAATTCCTTTTCAACTCGCTCATGACCAAATAATTCGTACAATAAATTAGCATATTCTCCATCAGATATTGTATGAAATTGTTCTCTCATTTCATCTGTATCTGCAGACCTTTCCGCTGAACCTATAGTTTCCATACCTCCCATAATAACATCACATTTTTTCGCTATATCACCTTCCTTTTTCATGTTCCAAAATGGTGATGTAGAATAAGGGAAATCAGTAATAAATGCTACTCCGGATGCATGCATTTCTCCCATATTAGTTTCTTCTTGATGGGTTAATTCTTCTACGTTAAATATATTACACCATATTTCATAAGGATGTCTTAAATAATCTGTTGGAAGAAATCCGAGATGCTCACATAAATTATGTTCCAGTTTTATTAAATCTTCAAATTGTCCTGGAGCCTCAAATTCAAACATTGGGAAGATTAATTCATGTCTTCCTTTTACTGGATTATCTTCTTGTCTATATGATGTCGATACGCAATAAACCCCTGGAAGTGTGGGGTCTTTAAGTAACTCATATTCCAACCACATTTGACCAGTTTGAGGTAAAGGCCAAACTTCACCAGAGTAATTATAAGTAGCTACTGTGGTTGGGTCTTCACATGCCGCAAGAATCGAAAGACGATTTTGCGTGTGAACTTCAAGGAATCCAAGGTTAGAAAAAAAGGTACGGAGTTGAGTTACGGTTTGAGTAAAATCTTGAGGTGTTATTAGTGTTGTCATGAGTAATTTCTTTTTTATTTATAATATACAAAATTTCTGATTAAGGTGTCGGTTTAACTTTCTTACTTTTTCTAACTTTAACGAGCCAGCCTCTGCCTCCCTTACATGGCCCGTCTGGTACACGATAAGACTTCAAAGTTATAATGTCTATATATTCTCCTGTTCTCCATAGATAAACAGTTTTAATACTTTCATATTCTTTTGCCACTCAATTTTTCCTCAACATCTCTTAATGTGAAGAACTTTCCATGTCCGGCTTTCATGTATGAATCCCATCCTACTGCCCATCTAAATAATTCAAATTGTCCTGTACCACCTTCCTCTATCATAACATTAAAACCCAATTCTTTCATTTCAGCAGAAAGACTTTCTGCCTCTGGTTTGTAGTTTCAAGAACCACAATATTTAATCATCCACTTTGGCATTTTCTAACTCCCCCCTTCTATCCTTATCTAAAATCGCATTTCTCAATCTACGTTCCACATCTTCTTGTCGAAGAGGGAAAGCTATTACATTATTTGCATTATTTTCTTTAATCTTCTTCAGTATCCAATCCTTCATAATTATCACCTCCCGGCACTTCTTCCCAAAATGAACATCGAAAATTCTTTCCATACGCATCTATTTCCTCTTGAGGATATCCATTTTCTACCAGCCACGCATTAAGATCTTTAGTCTGTATGTTTGGCACCACTTTTGGAAAACCATACTGTTTCCCACCAGGAGGAAAAATTAATAAGTCTGTCTCCATTATTTATCTTTCAATCATTAACGCTATCCTATAGCTGTTATATAAGTTTCTTAATTCTTTTTGGATCTCTTCTCTAGTTAATTCTCTTGTTTTAGTATAACTAGAAGTTTCACAACTGATTTTAAAAGTAAATATACATTTTATATTATTAATACTATACCCTTCGTTCATTCTTTATCCAGCTGAATCATCCTGACAGACACGGGAACGCACTTCTTGTGTTTTCCACATAGTTGCAGCAAATTCTAGTGCTTCCGCTCGTGTACTAAAAAATCTTCTACTTTTCATATCATCTAATTTTTCTTCATCTTCTTTTTTCCACCACTCTACCCAAATATTCATGAGTTTCTCCTATTCGAACAATATAGAAATTGATTCGTTATGATTGATTCTTCTAATCGCTTCTGCAAACATGGGTGCTATTGATAACACTTCTACACTATTATTTCTACCAGTCGGTACGGAGAAATTATGTCTCAATTTCTCTTGCTGAATAGTATCTGTTATTACCAAAGTTGATAAAGCCTCAGAATCTTCCATTCTCTGAGCACCACCGTTACTTAACACCCCGTGAGTGATATATGCCATGACTTGACTTGCACCTTCATTTCTTAATGCTTCAGCGCCCTTTATTAATGTTTTTCCAGTATCTACAATATCATCAACTATTATACATTTTTTCTTCTTTACATCTCCAATAACATTCATCGCCTCAGCTTGATTGGCACGCTCTCTACGTTTATCAATAATTGCAATATCCAATTGTAATTTTTTAGCGACTTTCCTTGCTCTAGCAACACCACCAGCATCAGGAGAAACTATAACTCCATTCTTTGCTATTATCATGCGTTTAGGATGTGTTTCTAAATCTTCAACAAACAATGGCATGGCTCCCAAATCATCTACCGGTATATCAAAAAATCCTTGTATCTGTCCGGCATGTAAATCCATTGTCACTATTCTATTAGCGCCCGCCACTTCTAACATATTCGCCACCAACCTACCTGTTATTGGTGTTCTGGAAACCGGTTTTCTATCTTGTCTTGCATAACCGAAATAAGGAATCACGGCAGTAATTCTACCAGCGGATGCTCTTTTACACGCATCTATTATAATTAACAATTCCATCAAATAGTCATTAGCGGGATTACTTGTACTTTGTATAATGAATACGTCCTCACCACGAACATTCTCTTTAATCATACATGAAAGTTCATTGTCTGCAAATTTAATAAGTTCTACTTCACATAAATGTTGTCCACAATGATGTGCGATAGACTTTGACAATTGTTTGTTTGAATTACCAGCAATTATTTTCATAGTTTATTCATATATGAAAGGGTCCTGTTCTCTGAGTTCTTTTAATCTCTTTTTATATTTCTTCCTTATTTTATACTCATCATAAGGCCTTCTAATATATAGCCAGAGATTGATAAGTTTACTTTTAAAGTCTTGAAAAATCTTCAACATTTATCTTTTTCCCTATAAATTTATTACCTTCAACATTTGGATGACTTTTATACTGATGTCCCTCTGGAATTTTATTTTCTCTAATAGCAACATGTTTGTTTAAATCAAATTTACTATAAACATTATCTACTCCCCATAACCTATTTAAGTGTATACATTTCATTATTGGTTTATTAATTGACCAAACATATCCTTTAATTTTATTTTCTTTACATATACTATCTATTTCATTAGCACATGACCTAGTGAATAAATCAAAAATATCATTAGGCCATAAACCTTTTATACGTTTTGATAGAGTCTGATTAGCTGTATCATTCTCTTCCCATAGTTGTTTCGGTGTTATTGGGTAAACCTTCCAACTATCAATAGAAAATCTCATCTTTTGATCAGTTGATATAATCCGTTTTTCTACTCTGGAGCGAGCTTTAGTATCCTTATATTTAAGTTCCATTTGTTGTGGATATACTAAAGAACATCTTGGCTCCCAACTTTCTTGAAACCAAATCTCATCAAAATTACTTAAATCATTATGTAAAATTATATTAATGTATTGATACCAAAACCAATAGCCTTCTCCATGTGTGGCTATGACTGTTAATTCCTTATCTCCTAAATGGTCAACATAATTGTACCATCCTGGACTTTCTGGAAGCACCACCTCAGATTGATTTATAGATTTGGCATTGGGTACATACTCATAACTACCCGCAGAAAAACTACAACCAAATATTAATACTCTACTCATTTTTGAGCTGGAGCAATATCTTCATAACTAGATCCCCTTCTATATGAATCAAAATAAACAATATGAGTATTCTTTTCAGACCTATAACGATAAATACCATATTTGAAATAAGGCCCCTTTGGATCAAAATAACCAATAGGCCCCCTATACGCTACTACTTGTTCACCATTTAACCACACATTCAAATATCCATCATCTTCTGTACTCCAACGCACTTGATATATAAGATCATTCCATTCTCCAAGAGTGAAATTTGTTAAATTATAAAATTTTCTTTTCACATGTGATGTGGAGTCAGGAGAATTGGGAGCACATCTTTTTTCAGTTTCATAACGAACTATAATTTGAAAAGTTTTAGTTAGATGAAGTTCATTTGATAAAACCGAAGGTCGATCACACCACACTTTATCTCCATTTATCATATGGCTTGTTCCATGCCACTGCCCAATAACAAGTCGTTTTAAAATAGGTTGAATATCTTTAGGAATAAAAATACTCATTCCATACCACGTTTCATGATTAAGAGGAGCATTCCATTTCTCACTTAATTCTGCACGAGAACTCTTTTTGAACCCATCTCCCCAACCATCTCCAGGACGGACTTCAAAACGATATGCAGTATTTTGTTTCTGTATTGACCAAGACTTAATATCTGCCTGTTTATTCCACGGCCCTCCTGTTGTAGCCGTACATCCAACTAAAAATATAAGTGGTATAATTAATAATCTATTCATGACTTTTCTCATTTACTACTTATATTATATCAGGGTTTTTCGGAAAAGTCAAGTTTTACAATACTTTAAGCCCAGTATTTTGTTCAAATTTCTTAACATCATATTCATCATTAACAATGGGTTCACCTTTAAGATTGAGTGATGTATTCAATATCATAGGACAACCAGTTTCTGCTTTCCATTCTTCCAATAATGTCCTATGGGGATTATTTTCAACTATCTGTAATCTTGAAGTACCATCAGCATGAACCACTCCAGGAAACTGTACTTTTGTTCTAGATTTAGCATTATATGTTGAATTCATATATGTCGAAAAAACATTTCCTTGAAAATATTCATTAACATCTTCTTTCAATATCATTGGGGCAAATGGTCTAAATTCTTCTCTACCCTTAATTCTATTTACCCTATCTTTAATGTCTACTATTGAAGGATCTGCTAACAAACTACGATTACCTAAAGCTCGTGGACCAAACTCTGCCCTTCCTTTTGCCACACCTACTATTTTGCTATTTTTTAACGTTTTCACTATCTCTTTTGTTGGATATTCACCTCTTAATTCATATCCAATATAGGGTGATGGATCTATCTTCTTTTCTGTTCTCGCTAATACGCATCCAACCGCCGAACCAGCATCACCAGGATTTGGTGGTATGTATACATTACAATGCTCTAATTGAGAATTTGCTTTTACATTTAATGCACATCCACCAACAAATACTAAATTGCCCTGTATATTTTTAACTATGTCCCAAAGAATACCTTCATATACTGATTGAGCACACGCTGAGATCTGCAGTTTACCCAATCCATTTAATTTCACACCTCTATGAAAGTTAAAATTGTCATCCCACAATTTTCTTATTTTTCTATATCCCCCAGGAGTAATATTACCAAGTGGTGCCGCTCCCATCATAATATATTCTTCTTCATTTGGTTTCCACCCCGCCGCTTGAGTCATCGCAGAATAAAATAAACCAAGTGATTTAGGATATTTCCAATGAAGGCCCTTTCTTTTTAATTTCCCACCCTTTGCTTGCCATGTTGTCAAAGTGTCCCATTCACCTATTGCATCAATAACTAAAACTGTACATTCATCAAATGGTGATGTATAATAACCATATGCGGCGTGTGATAAGTGATGACTTGTATATGTTAATTTATATTTAAATTTTGGTAAGACTAATATTGGTGATTGTTTTGCGTAGGTTCTTCTGAATGATTTAAAGATGGGATTTTCATAATAATATACTTTCTCTGGAATACCATATTTCTTTTCAACATACTCAATCAGATTGGGCGGAATTATAGGATCGTTTTTCTTTCTAGAAAACCGCTCAGCGTCTGTCGCAAATAATAACTCATCATTTTTAAATACTGACAATGCACCATCATGCGATCCCTGTGTCACTCCCCAACATATCATCGTCTATCCTTTCGCAGCATGGACAATCTTGCCCATGAATCCTATTCAGGTTCAATTGTTTTTTTACTCGCCGTTGTCTGGCTTTTCTTTTAGCTTCTTTTTTCTTAGTCAACTATTAACTCCTCAAGTTCTTCAATTATTTCTTCGATTGTAGAATTATTTTCAAATATCTCATCATCCATCTCTATATGAAATTTGTCTTCACATAGTATTTTTATTTTCATTTGTTCTAAAAAATCTGGTTCCAAAGCTTCTAAACGTGTAGTAATTAATATGTCTTCTTCTTCAATATTTAAATAT